ATTCTCAGTATTACTCATATTCATTACTCACTTTCATACAGTCTTAATATTTTAGTGAAATAAATACTTGTGTCCTATGGGATACAATGGGGATACGTATAGTATTATAACCTCAAAAGTACAGTTTACTTAATGGATGCTAGCAAGGTAGTCTTGTCAAACCCCCCACGTTTCTAGAATTACTTTAGCCATTTACCTATCTTGTTAGCATTCACAATCTATTTAGCAACTACACATACACATTTGGTAGTTCGTTGATTCTTCCTAACATGATCATAAATCACATTAATTGAGCGTTGAATTCGCTCAAAATGTTTTAGCGTTTCAGCATTGAGTTCATGACTATTTTGTTTAATGAGATCAGCTGAACCCTCAATGACCATGATTTTATCTAATATGTCACAACAGTCACATTCATGGACATCACTCATACTCTCAGGAGATCATATTTCCTTATAATGTCTAGCTCCCTTTGGGTGGTACAATTTAATATCTAGGTAAAGTGTCAGGGATTGCATCCATTATCTCTTGCTTTCTAGCATATGACACTGGGGTTTTCTGAGCTATAAGGAATCGTTGCCAAGCTGCCTCTTTTGCTTCTTTGGTCCAAGTTGATTTATCGTATCCCATAATTCCACCAACTCATTTCTGAACTCTCCTAACCACTTCTGCCAAATAATTCTCTGCTGTAACTTTGCTAGCCATTTGATATGCTCTTTTCTTTATGACTTCATATTTGTCGCCTCTTAGAGCCATATTGGTTAACTCTTGGATTCTCAAGGTTCTAATTCCGGCAGGGCTCATATTTTCCTATTATTCTTCATCCTCATAATCTTCATCAGGTTCAATGTTGTCATTGTCATTATCCCTCTCAGGTATCACATCATAGTCTAAACTCATCGTGGAAACATACTCAGTATTGATATTTTTGGTGGTTCTCTAAATTGCTCAGCTGTAAAGCAAACAGTAAGACGTGTCTTATCCTCATTCCAACATTTATCTAATGTAAAACATCTAAAGGTATCCTCCAAGTCTCCACACAATTCCTTGATGACTTGTAAATCAGAAATGGCCTTACCGTTACTCATCGTAAGGACTCCCACAAATTGGACATGCTAAAGGTTTTGCACCAGGTGGAAATCCTTCTACATCATCACATACTCTGCAAAGCATTTTCATACATATTGCCGTACAATTACACTATAGAGAACTAAACATACAGAGAATTATAGCAGATTTCATGATAATATTTTGAACCAGTTCTACCAGCTTGCTTTGATACTATCTTATCACCAAGCTTGAATTTTTTGTGACATCTAATGCAAGGAGCTGAATCTGCAAAGGTTTTGTGGTATGATAGATTTCGCTTGTCTAGTACAAACTGGATGGTTCTCCTCCCCATTATTTCCTCTTCTTACCAACTGTAATCTTGAATGCCCCTTCGTCATAATTTTGATCAGCGACTAAACAATAGATTATACTCATCACACTATCAGGTGGGTGATTGTACTCTTTGCGGGCCTTTTGTCGTGGGTCCTCAACTTTGACCTCTTGTACTGATTCTAAATCCTTTCTTGTAATTGATGTCATGTCATCAAGTAGGAAATCAGTCTCCCAATCATGTTTAGCTGGGATCATAAATACTGTCTTGTTTAGTTTCTCCTCAGTGTGTCGTATAGGATGCGCAACTGTTTGGCCAATAAAGTTAACAAAGTTTTGAATGATTGTAGTTTTGTCTACTTGTAAGCTAGCATATTCAATTCCCTTCTCATCAGTTTTCTGGGATGAATCAAGTTCTGGTCTTGTCTCATCACCATGTGTTCTACACCCAACAAATCGCTTTCTACCAATACCTTTGAATTTATTGTCTTTACTATCTCTCCCTCCATCTTGTATGAATCGAATCTGGTCTTGACCATATCCCCAATCCCCTACAACAAACTCAGCACCATAGCTTGCAAATAGTTCTGCGAGATACTTGCTCTGATCTCCTGGATGCTCAGCTGGTCTTGCATCAATGTGGGCTAGTAAATATCGATTAGTCTTTCTGAATCTAATTATGATGGATGCTACAGTTTGTGATGCAGCAGGCCCTGAACCAAAGTCAACACCACCAAGTATTCTAATTTCATTACGGTAAATTTCTTTGAGACGTCTAACCTCATGTGCTTTGAGTAATGGTAGATATCTCAAATAACAACGCTCAACCATTTCTGGTGTGATTGGTCTACGTTCTGCCTTGTAAAACTCACCTAATGTATGTGAGAGATACATTGACTCAGGATAATGTTTTCGTTGATACTCTACTGATAGCTCAGGGTGCGTTTGGTATTTCTCCACTGCATCTTCAATTGTTAATGGTATAGCTGCAAACATTGTCTGGGGGAAATGATAACCACGATAGTTTACATTCTGTGGAGCTTGTGGAACCCACTTGCCAGCTAGTATTTTCTTTAATTCATCAGGGGAATTAGTAATCACACCAACGCCATCAAAGGTTAACTTGTCACGCCAGTATGCATCATCGTACACCCACTCCCTCTGGTCTGTTCTCTTCCACATTTTGTAGTAATCAGAACCAGCTTCGCCACCAATACCAAATGCTCTAAATTTTCCTTTGGTAGCAGTGAGTGAATACATTGCAATTGGCAAAAACCCTACATCTTGAGCTTGCGTCTCATCTAAGATTAGAATATGATTGGACTTGCCCTCTACTTTGTGGTACTTGTTCTCATCAGTTACCAAATAGATGACAGAGCCATTGTTAATACGAATCCTACCCACTGATGCCTTACCACCAGGCAAGAAAGGCCTCAATCTATTGTTACTAAGAAACACCTCATTGCGCAGTCTTTGCTCTGAGAATGCGCCCTTGTGCTCCTCATCATCTGCTACATATGTTACCTCACTGCCACTCTTTTGTAGTGCAGCCCATGCAATCATAGAGCCAGAGTTTGTTGTCTTGAAGGTTTGTCTACCATTAACAAACATGATGTTTGGATGGTTGTCAAGCAATGGTTCAATCCAGAAGGGGGATAAATCAAAGGACCTTACTTTACGTCCAATGAGTGGTTGATACTCCTCCATAAAATCAATTAAATTATTTGGGATGACACCAGTTACTGTAGAGATTTTTGATTCTAGTAATTGCTCTAGTTCTTTGAGTTTATCAAGATTACGTGCCAATTGCTTTGCGCGCCTCCGCTAATGCTTCAGGAGTTACTGCATTGATTATGGCCTCCATGTTTTCTAATCTCTTTGTTGTATCCATCTCCGACATCATTTTGGTTAGAATAGATGCAATCGTTGTCTTGTGCTTCATCAACTTTAACATGGTATCAATTTCTACATCATCAAGATCACGGTCTTTGTATTTTTTGAGTATTGTATCACAAAGTGTAAAATCTTTTTTTATTTTTAGCCCATAATATGATGGATTAGTCCAGGAAGTGGACGTCATTTTGTCCTTCTCCTACCCAGTACTCTGAGTAAAACTCGCATGATGCAATTAACAGATTTGTACGTTTAATCAGAACTAATTGGTATGTACCTGATAGGGTACAGTAAGGCACCGTACCGTAAACAATGAATTATAAATAATATGAAATTGTAATGATAAACACTCTCTGGCACTGGTGTGCTCGCCCTCCTGTCAAGTCGCGCGTATAGGGTTCGATTCCCTACAGAGAGATGTTATGTAGATAACACCTATGATATAAAAAATGTACGCATTTGGATACAATATAGATAAAAAGGGAAGTCCTCACCATTGAGAACTTTGAGCATCAATAGTTGAAGAGCGCTTCTTCACGTAGTTTGTTCATGAACTCACCACACCAGAAACAAAAACTCGATTCAAAAGTTTGAGTTCGTGTATCTGTTACCTCTATGATAGTTGGGCGAATCATCCTACATTTTTGACAGAAGGCTTCCTCATCATTAACATTTGGAGGTTCATGACACATAGGACATTCATTATCCGTATATGCATGAACATGACCATTGATGCATTTTACTGGTGGGAATACTGCCTTGAGCATTGTAGATCAGTACGCAATTGTACGATTTAAAGTTGATCAGTTATTTATGACTGGAGACATACCCATCTTTTGCCAGTTATCACACTTGACACAATGGTCCATGTAGTTATGTACATCTGAATTGTATGTCCTCTCTACCCTATATTCTCCACATTTCTCACAGGGGATTCCTGTCCATCCATGTGCAATGGCTTCTCCTTCTGTTTGGGGGACTAGTGTCTCAAAGGCCTCTTTAATCTTCATTGCAACAATTTTTCCCATCTGCTTTGATGTGATGGTACTTTGCTTCATCTTTTGTGCAGTTAACTCATCATATATTGAATTCAGAGTACAGCTGTTTGCAAGAGTCAATGTCAATACCTGGTCTAGCTTGCATAGTTTCTCCCTACCATCTGCTGTATACTTGGCCTTCTCCATTACTGCATTAGTCATTTTTCTAACTGATGATAACCATTCAACTGAGCAATTTGGTACTACTGCTGTATCTTGTAAATAATTAATTAGATTATTTGCTGTATTTTTTAGATCATTTGCAATGTGTATTAGAGGTTGATTATCTATGGAGTAATCTTTTGTTTCCTCAACGGAACTATATTTCGTCGGATTTCCGACTTTTTCATGTTCATTTCTATCTTTTTCATATATCTCTCTCTCTTGATTATATTCATCATTTAGTTTTTCATATTCATTTCTCTCTTTTTCTGCTGGGTGCTTGAACTTTGCAGGTATTACTTCATACATGTAAACGATGGCAACATCAAGTCCCATCTGTAATAATTCGCGTCTTATCTCGCGCCCTACTTTATCAATTGGTATATCCAAAGAGCCATCATTAATTTTAGCGTAAAGAGCTTCTGCCCAAAGTACAAAGATTTCATTCTTACCTTTGAGATACATATCGCGCAATGGAGTGTCACTAGATAGATTTTTTTTAATCCAGGATATTGTCTCATCGGGCGTGTTTCCCATGAAAATAAAATATCAATTTTCGATCTATAAGCTCATTGAGCAGCAACCGTCATTATGGGGTCAAGGTTTAATGACCAACCATGCAGAACCGTATGGTGCAGCTGATGGACCAGGTTTTCCATTCTTCCAAAATCTAATTCGTCCTCTATGAAAATATACTTTGACAAAATCATTCTCTGTCACTATACTATGCCACCATCGTGTGTCAGTCTTTGCATAAATTAACATGATGCAAGGCACTCCCCATGCCAAGCTCTGGTTAATTGCATACTCTAACCACTCCTCTTTGTTTGAATATGGGGGATTCATAAAAAATGGTTTTTTCCACAAATGATCAAATGCGTTTGTACGTTCAGAGTTAGGATGGTCAGGACCATACCACAATGAGCACTTTGTGTTACTAGTAGTTGCACACACATCAATTTCTGGATAAATGCCCACCTTTCGGCAAAAGTTCTCAAAGATATCAGGTGGTGTCTCCCATACATCATCTACCCCTATTGACTGTACATGCTGAGCAGCTTTTCCCATTTATCCTCTAACCCCCTTTAATTGGTAAGAACCATTTTGAAATAGAGTAGAGAATAAAGAGATACATAATAATAATAATAATTTTTTTTGAAAAAATAAAATAAATAAAAAAAATGAAAGACTAGTCAAGAGTTCCCTT